CTTGCTTGTAATTCTGAGGCTGAAAGAGGTGAATCTACAGTTGTAGACACTCCAGAGTCAGCTTTACCTGCGACTATCATTTTTGGGTCAAATAACTCTGGAAAATCAGTTTTAAGTGATTCCAATTGTATATCTAATCCATTAATTTCAAAATCATCAGTTAATTCAATTTCTGAAGTCTTAATATACTTCAAAAGTTTGTCAGCATTTGGAACACCATTATCCATTAAAGATCTTATAATCTTATCATTCTTTAATTTAGTCTGAATAAGATTTGCCTTTTGTCTGGTAGTAGCAATCTCTTGTTCTATGGCTTCTTTCTCTGTCCTGAACTTTTTAGCGTCCGCTTTTGCTCGATCCAAAGCTGCCAATACTGCTACTGGGTCTTTGATTTCTACGGACGTACCATCCATATTTTCCATTTGTTTCTCCTGTTATCTTGCGTCTGGCACAGACCCTTGTTCTTCAAGGGTTGCTGTTTCACGCTCTATAGCGGCTTGCTTTAGTGCGTAATTATTTGCATTTATTACTTCAGATGTTGGTGTCAAAGGTTCTCCAGGTTCTCCTAGTGATTCTTCTACAACTGCATCTGCAATCTCTGGGTCATATCCAGCCTCAATAAGAATTTGGCGTAGAGAAACTCCAACGCTCTTCTTACGAACTGCTATATCCCAATTGTCTAATGAATCAACAGACTCAGCGTTTTCCCATTTGATTTCAACATCTGCAGGAATTCCTTCGATCTTGAACATGTATTTAAATAAATCTCTCCATGTTGAACCAAGAGCAAGTTGACGATTAAGTACTTTCTTAAATAATTGTGCTTCAGCAACACGCAATGCTTGACCTGAAGGAATATTTGATCCTTTTAGGAAATAGTGGTTTGGTGTTGATGTAATAGATGCCATTGCATTTACATATTCCATTACTGGAGCTGTAAAGATGCTTGGATCTGCCGCTGGGAATTGCCCAACTGAAGATACACCTTGTAGGTACCAAAGTTCTCCTGGGCCATTTTGCAATGAACCAATGTTCTCTCTAGCTGTATCATCATCTGAGAAGTCATCAAACTCGTTTGAATTACCACCAGAAGATAATGCATATCTCTGTGGTGCTCCCTGATAGTCAACAGTTAGCATATGAGTTGATATCAGCTTGTTGATAGCATCTTGTGGACCAAATGCATCTGCATGCTCTGGACGACCAAATGGCTTATGTGTGCGGAAGTGGAATACAGGAATTTCACCCCATGGATTAGGAATAACTTCCATTGGAGTCATATTCATGCTTACTGACATTGTGTCTAAGTCGCCATATGTCATATACTTCTCAATACGATCTGGATAATAAAGATTCATCTTGATCATCTTTGTTGTTCCATCATTTACTTGCCATAATTTAGCTGCAAAGTCCTTTTGACGAGGATTCTCTTGGCTATAGATCATGCAGGTATTCATTGGTGAATTGTAATCAATAGATAGTGTTCCATCCATATCTGGCCATACAATCGCATATGAATCACCATATACAAGTGCGTTTCTATGAATTTCGTTAATATCTAGCTTTAAATCTGTTTGATCCCAGATTGTATCAATATATTCTTCTGCTTGTGCATCTCCTGCTAGGATTTGCTTGATTTCAAGACGATTAAGTACTGAATCTACTACTGTTTTTGAAAAATTGAATCTAAAGTCTGAACCCTCATAGCGAAATAATTTAAACCAACGTTGATTAGCAAATACTTCTTCATTTACGCCTTCGTAATATGCTTCTGCTTGCTTGTAACCTTCTCGTTTGGTTAAAATCTGTTCAAGGGCTATTTTAATGTCTGACATTTTATCTCCTTAAGTAATTTAATTGACGTGCTAATACCTTTGGAGCTTTATTATCTAGAAAATAAAGTACTCCAGATACCGTTGCATCTAGTACGTCATCATGTGAGACCTTTGGAAAGGAATACATCTGTTCTTCTAGAGTTGGAAAGTGAGAGGTATGTCTTACCTTCCCTTGTTGGTAAAAGTTCAAAGCTTTTCCAGCACGTACTTGCTTTGATACATGTTGGCGTATAGATCTATATTTTACAGGAATATTTTTAAATACGTCCTGCCATAGATCACCACCTTGGTTAGTTTCAACATATATGATACCAGGATCATATAAGTCTACAAGTGCTGCCACTCGTTCTGATAATTCAGATGGAGATACTTTCAGCTGAAAAGCATCTCTCACATAGACGTTATCATCGTCTCCTCTGCTCAATACAGCAATACCTGTATAGTCAGAAACCTTATTTTTTGTCACAGCTGGGTCAATAGAAATAATTGTATTCCCATATTCTTCTAAATCCTCAATAATCACATCTTCATATGTCCAGAAATTACCATCAGAGTTAACAGGCTTATTCATATAATTTTTTGCAAAGTCACGTAGGTGTCGTTGGCTCTGTAGCCACTCTAGAGACCACTTCTCAGGCCATACGGAGCGTTCTGAGGCATCTTCAGCAGTCATAATGGCTGGGTAGTAGTGAACGTCTACATTCTGGTCTTTAATCCATTGTAGCTCTGGTCCAGATTCACCTTGGGCATGCTTGCGGAACTGGTCCATCATAGAGTTAGGCATAGTGGTGGTACCCACAATAATCATACGGGCATATATATTCATAGGGGCAATATCATCAAAGACCGTATTCATCTGTCGTCCAGCCTGATATTCAGAGTAATTCTTTTCACCCTTTTCAATATCATCAAGGATAATTAGGTCAGGACGCTGGCCAAACACCTTCTTACCTAGCGAGTTGGTATCAATACCATTAGCATCAAATATAAAATCATTAGACTGAACAATACGCCACGAATTAGAAGCTAGTGAACAGCCAGTAGAAGCTACCTGCTTTGCAGCACATAATTCAGGATAGTCTGCCTTAAGATATTCATTTGTCTCTAGTTCATTCTTGAAAGTCATTAAGTGAGTTTCGGCCTGAGAAGCAGCATCTGAGAATGCAGCCGCAAATTTAATATGGCCGTGAGCGGCGGCCCACATAGGCAGAATTAAGAAGATCCATGTAGACTTGCCACATTCTCTAGGAGCAATAAATGCATCTCTTCCTTGTTTAGGTTCTGTGGCCTTATTGAGCCATGTCTTCCCATATTCCGCAAGATTCCAGTGAAATTCCGAAAGAGTGATTTCGCCTTGAGCATTCTGCAAATGTTCTGGCAAATAGAGCAAAGCAAATAACATAGGATCAAATTTAGTAAGTTCCCGCCTACCTTCAGGAATAGATAGCAATTCTGGATTAATGTCTTTCAAATGTGTTTTCAGATCCATTTGTTATCTCCCCTTTTCTGTTTTGACCTTATATTAATTTTACTGTCCAAATTTTTTTACGACACCTTATATATAATAAAAGATTTATTATATGTTTTGGGTGGTGTCTATATGCACTAATGTATTTTTTATAGACTCATTACGCATCTTGGCTTCATTAAGCATATCTACGATTGCTAGATCTGTGCCATCTTTAGATCTATTTTCATTGATATTAGTAGACTTACCTTCAATTAGATTGATTGTCTGAATAGCTTTATGTAAAGCATTTGATAGTTTAGATATATCATCTGATGCAAGTGTATCTTCATATAGTGCTTCTACTGTTCTATCTATTACTGCCTGTGCCGCCAATACTTTCTCTCTATCTGTATAGAATATGTCTAATTGCTTAGCCATAACAGCCAATGTGTTGGCTGTAGGCATATCAATGTTTCTCTGTACATAGAACTTCTTAGCGGTATGATATGACTTAGGATACCCTAGATACCTCATAGCAGGGCCTATACCCATCTCATTTGCACATTCTATAAATTCGTTTACTTGTTCTTCTGTAAATATTGGATATCCCATTATATTCCTCCTATTGTCGACATATCGCTATATGTATATATTGGTATATATTTGACATTACGGCGTACATATGCGATACTTCCTACTAATATGTTAAATAATGCATCCATGTAATCTACTTCTTCTTTGCAAAGATAGCTCGTAATTGAGCTGATGATCTATTAGACTTTGTTGTCTTAGTAGATGTTTTAACATTACTCTTCTTAGCTTTAGCAGGTTTAGGAAATGGTGTGAAGCTTTCCTTACCTTTCTTTACACTTCTGGCAAAAGTAATTTTACGTTCTAATTTCTTCTTTAATTGACGATTCAACTCAGCCTTAGAGTAATTAGTAGTATTCTTTTTAGTAGCCATTATTTATTCTTCCTTTTCATTATTGACTTCTTAATTGGAGTCTTTAATCCACTGATTGTTTTTTTTATAGTATTTGGTAAACTAACTGTTCTGCCCGTTTTTTTAGACTCTCTAGATACCGCCGTACTCACTTTACGAGAAGCAAGAGAACCTGTAACTCTACGAGCTACTGTTGCTGTTTGTACTGATTTGTACTTTTTGACCTGAACTGCTTTCTTTCTTGGCATATTTTCTCTCCTTTTTCTTTGGTTTCCATTGGTGATCGATTTCTCGTCTAATCCCATGTCTATTAATATCTATTATTCTAGCCACTATTTCTTCTTTTTAACCGTTTTCTTCTTTGTTTTTTTCAATACTGCATTTTTTGTACCTTTATTTAAAACAATTTTTGTTTGAGTTAATCTTGCTGGGGGAAGTGTGCCTGTATCTTTTATGCGTGGGAACTGTGTAACTCTGACACTTGCAGCAGCTTTAGACAAATATGCCTTCATTGCCTTTTTTTGTTGTTTTTTAATAGTATTTGCCATTAGTATCTACCTACCTGTCTAATTAATTTTCTACTTCCAGTAATTTTTCTATTTTTTGGTTTGCTTCTTTTTTGGGTTACAACTTTAATAGTTGGTTTATTTAAATTGCTTTTAGCAATTATAACAACACCTTTTGAGTATTGCTGTCCACCTCTACTTATAACAGTACCTTTGTTGGTATATTTATTATAGGAAGCTGTTACTGCTAAATTGGCTTTAGACTTTTGTTTTTGAACTTCATTCTTAAATTTAGATATAAATTGAGGAGAAAATCTTTGTGTTCTTTTACCTGATCCTTGACCAGGCTTAACATACTTTACCTTACCAACACCTGTAGATCTTGAACCTTTAACTGCCATTATTCTACCTCGTATAGTTGATCTAGGAAATCTTTTAATTTCCCGCTTACATTAAATCCGAATGCTTGTTCATAAGTTTCAATGTCGTCATAAATTTCTACTGTCATGGATAGGATGCCTGATGGGTGGTAAAAAACCTCTTTAGCGTAAGGGTAAAGTCTTAATCCAGAGGTTTTATTGCCAAAAGCATCTCTTGCGTCCATATTGTATAAGTATACATCACAAAAGAAGAAAAACCCAGCTTATCCTAGCGGGGATATGCTGAGTTCTTCTTTCCTACAGGGGTAGGTTTGTCAT